ACTGCCGGAACCTGTGCCATGTTGGGGCCGTGGTGTGCCATCCTACCTGTGATAGTCTTGAGGGTAAGCACTCTGCCATGCACCCGTTCCTGTTCGCTACATGCCTGTATCCACGCCTTCAGTAGGCCGGTACGTTTCTGTAGCAGGAAGTAACGGGAGAACATCTTGGCCTCTGGCATATCAATCGTGTCCAGCACTGCCTCATTGACAATGACATTACCCTTATCTGTTTTCTTTTTAGGCTTCCACCCTTTCTCCATCAGACGTTCGGCAATCTGCTTACGACTTGCTATATTAAAAGGTATTTCTTTTGTCTTTGTCTTTAGCTCTACGATGGTAGGTGGAAACATATCTTGAGCCTTTTCTTCAAGAGAGTACAACTCATCCATAAGTTTAGCTTCCAGTGTCATGCCCTTCATCAGGTCAAAGGCAAAGCCGTTGCTCTGTTGTTTGTCTACGATGCTACGAACCTTCCGTTCCAGATCGTAGGATTCCTCAGAGAACTTCTTGCCTTCTTCCTGTAGGTAGTCATACGTCTCCATTGTTACAGCCGTGTCGGTGTAACAGTACTTCAACATATCTTGATTGAAGTGGGAGAAGTCATGGTAGTCACCCTTCTTATGATTGAAGAAGTTACCCCATGACTCAAGGGAATGACCACCATCACGAATAGGATTGTATAACTGAGACTTGATAAGTGTATCATCAATCTGATCTACCTTAATATCAGAACCAGTAAACTTATTAAGTAAGGGAGCGTCGAAGCTGATACCATTGTGCATGATAAAGGTATCTATTTTCTTCGACCACTCCCTAAAGTTATGGCATTCATCTCCTATCCAGTGTCTTGTCTGTCCTGTTTCTTTGCTCCTTGCTACGATACAGTGTATCTTGGTTGCGTTAATAGCATCTGTTTCTATATCAACTACTGCTCTCATTTGTCATGTCCATCAGGTATGCATCTTCTACGGGAATGTGAAAGAATTTTTCGCCCTTTCTTATCTTGTAGTTAGAGGCTTCTTTAACCTCGCAGTCCAGCAATGTGTTACCATCTACATGCCATGCCTTTGTGCAGTCATGGTTGAAGACCACGAAAGTAAGAAGGTCATTATAACATTCGCTTTTCCACTTGTCAAGTAGTCTCTTCTTACGGTGTGGAATACGTAACTCTTTCCAACTGTCAGGCCACGCATCACTCTTCCAAGAATATTTTACCTCCACCTCATAGAGATGTCTTGGAAGTTCTGGACCTACAGTTGATACGATATCAAAGTAAGTTGTTTCATTGGTATCAATGTTAGTATGATCATGTTCCTTTAGCCAAGATACCATAGCTTCTTTTGCAGCCTTGTCAGCAATATCATACAGAGTTCTGTCAAACTTTTTACGAACCTCAGTCATTGTCATTCTCCATGAAGGGGTTATCGATCTGTGTCATGCGTCCTGTACCACCATCATAGTGAAGGTGACAGGCCACACCTGTATCTCCGGTGTACCTGTTCTTCAGGATACGGATAGAGGTGGTGTTAGCTTCGATAGGATCGTCTGCCTGTTGGTTACGCTCCAGTGCAATCACTGCATCAGACAGGTGAGCAATAGAGGCAGAGCCACGTAAGTGTGACAGAGTAACCTCACGCCCATTTTCATGCCCGTTATCACCTGATGGCCTACGTAGGTGACTGACCAGCAGTAGAGCAATGCCCGTCTCCTCAACAAGAGATCGCAGCTTGGTCATCAGGATATCAATAGACTTACGCTCATCGCCGTTGTCCTCCTGACCTGATACAAGAATAGACAGGTGATCAAGGAAGACCCACTTGCAGTTAAGAGCCTTTGCCATGTACCTGACACGACCAAGAATCTCATCGTTGTCAATGCTGCCAAAGTGATCGAAGGCAAAGAACCTGCCAGAGTCAATCGTCTTGGCTTGCCAATCATCCAACTGTTCCTGCGTGTACTGGTCACGAATCTCCTTGATGTACAGCCTAGCATTGGCCTCGACACTCATAAGGTTGAAGGCAGTCTGCTTCGTGTTCTCCTCCATAGCAAGCACACCAATGTTATCCTCGGTGTTGTGCATGATATGATACATAAGCTCACGCATGATGCTGGACTTACCCATACCTGCACCGGAGGTAAACGTCACAAGCTCTCCGGTCCTGATGCCGTAGGTCTTGTCGTTCATACCAGACCACGGGTAGGGACAAGTCTCGTTGTGCGTCTCATCGTAGAGGCTACGTCCAAGATCAGCAAGATTAATGATACCTGCTGGTGTATAGGTACGTGCGCTCCACCAAGCCTGAGTAAACTTCTCACGCTGTCCTGTCTTCAGATACTCGTTAGCATCTTTCAGTTCAAGGTCCATCACCTTACACTTGTTAGGCTCAAACAGTTTGGCTACAGCCTGTGCTGCATCCTTGCCCTGCTTGTCATTGTCAAAGCAGAGGACAATGGTATCGAACTTATTAAGATACTCCAGCGACTGCTGACAATTCTTAACGGCAGACTGTGCGCCATTCTTGATAGACACCGAAGGCCACTTCGATCCCATCAATTCAAAGGCACTCATAGCATCAAGCTCGCCCTCGCAAACCGTGACAAACTTGCCTGTCTGACCAAAGATATTCTGACCAAACAAACCACACTTGCCAAGATCACCTTCAGACCAGAACTGCTTGTCGCTGGTGCGCCGGAACTTGGAAGCAATGTGATTACCGTCCTTGTCATGGTACTTGTACATGTGCTTGTCTATCATCGTACCATTCTTGCTAACCGATACCCCATACTTCTTACAGGTATCTAAGCTGATCTTTCGATCAGGAATGGCTGAGAAGTTAAAGGCGGATGGGTTTTCATTGTGCATCTTGACGACCTGTTTTGGTTGGGTATCCATTCTCTCTCCGTTTCTGTAAGGTTTAGATGTATCGCAGCTAAAGCATTTAGTTCCCCACTCGTAGTATGCCAGTGCGTCTGACGAACCACAGTCGGGGCAGGGTTGGTGTGTTTTAAGTTCCATAGATATCTCCAGTGGATTAAGATAAGTTTACCATTTTCCTTTGCTCAAGTCCATAAGTTCTTTGCATAGTTCCTGTCGGTGTGCAGCTATATCCTTTTCTATTGATACCAGTGTCTCAATCTTATCAACCATTTCCAGCTTACGCCACGGTGCTTTGAAGCAGGTCTGAATATGGCCTCTGTCTTTTGGTTTGTATATTTCTACGAGAACATCCATCGCTCTATCCTTTCTTGATTTGATAAACTCTTTGTGTAGATAGTCCGGTAATATGGTGAGTGAGTTGTTCTCGGTTTTTAAGTTCTTCTTCTGCCTCCTTCTTAGTATCGAAAGATTTAATCTCCACATCTCCCCACTCCTTATTTAATATTAACTTCCACATAACGCAGCCCACGATTCAGGAAATAACTTTTCCATATGTTCTCCAATTGGTTTTACTACATCACGAGTTTCAACCTGTGCATCCTTACTGCATCGTAGATTGTACACCCGTGCAAATGCCATAAGTGTACCAGACCAGTACCACTCTGTCAACATACTTTGTGGCAGCACAGTTCGTGCTTGTTCAGGACACACACCTATATCTAACATAGCTTTATATGCATCAAAACAATGGCGTGTAGCATCTATATACATATGATCCACTATATTCTGTGATGGTGTTGCATCTTCTGATGACCCCTGCTTTACATTCTCTGCGCTCTGTCTCCAGTAGTCGGGAGACCAGAACTCTGGTTCAGTTTTAATATACCTACGGCTCACCTCATTCCAGACCAAACCGACCTGATGCTTCATCAGTTGTCGTGCTACAAAGATAGGTGCCTTGATCCTGAACTGTGCAGAGGCATGACCAAAGGGTGTCCAATGATTATGCTTGGCAAGATACTTAATGAGTTTAGTATCTTTGCTTGATACTGTATCACTCTCCTTGTTAAAGCTAACCCGTGCGGCATTGACGACACTTAGATCACTGCCCATATGATCAATCAAATCAACAGTCATCGAAGGTATCTTCCCACAGTTCATGTACAAAAGAAACTTTATCTTCCATAATATTATCTGCTTCTTTCTTAGCTAGTTTCTTAGCTTCTTTATATACATAACCATCATCGATGTACTCCCTGATAAGGTCACGCATTAATCCGCTGCGTTCTTTTTGCCATAAGTTTTTAGCCATCTTACTCTAAGTCCTCTAAGTCTCTGAAAAATTTATCTCTCTCTTCTTGAGATGTGACATCATATCCTGATTCTTTCATCAGCAACCACAGGTCTTCGTCATATCCTAAAGACTTTCTTAGGATGTCTTCTTTCTGAAGACGGTGCCAATCAAAGTCATAAACTTTTGTCATCGTGTTCCACCCATCCAGTGTTAGCATTTACTTGTTTCTCTTTTGCTAAGTCACTTCTTAATTTATCTATTATCTTTTCTTGTTCTTTTACTCTGGACTTTAACATCTTAATATTAGTATTTAATATATCCCAAGCTGATTTTAAGTTGCTGTCTTCTGACATAGTATACTCCCATCATTGACTGTTGTCAATATAAAAGACATGATTATCTATCTGCCCTACGATAGAAAACCTCTCATCCAATGCCCAGTAGGGCAGTACATATGAAGCATGGTAGTGCGTAGCACCCTCTGTGTGGAGCAGGATAACGCCCTTCATGGCAAGCCCTGCTGCATTCACTGCTTCAGCATATGCATCTACATTGGCAATAGTTTCTGGCTTACCATCACACCAGTAGGAGAAGTGGCACTTGTTTCTGACAGGCTTGCCCTTCCATGTTCTACCCTGTCGTACCACATCACATATATTATCTGGATACCTTTCGGACTGCACTCGTTGAAGTATAACATTTGCCACAGCAAGTTGTGCAACAAAAGATTCTGAGCGTGCTTCAAAGTACACTGCTTCTGCAAGACAGGATAGCTCATCTGCTTTTGCTTGTGTAGAAAATACAATTACAACAGCTACTATAAAGTTAAACATGATAAGTTTAAAGTAGTTCATTGCATCCTCTCAATTTTAATTCCAAAGGGGAATCCATTCTGAAGTTCCCTGATACCATGACACATAAGATATGCCGCAGCATCTTCATAGGTTGGGAACGTATGTATTTCTTCGTCTTCTTCAGAAATCATTGCATCAACGCTATCAATGTCACTCAAGCCATCAATATCTACTTGTGTTATAATGTAATTCATTATATAATTCCTATTAATATTAATTCTATTATAGTTCCAACCACATCTATAATCATCGACCTTGTCCTCTATATTTTTTATAGCTACGTCTCTTATGTTTATTGTTGGGACGGGAAAGATTTCCCGCCCCGATGGATGTACGCTTCTTGATCCGATGTTGTGTCGGGTCGTACTTATTGTCAGTCTGCTTTGCCACTACGCCGTCTCCAATTCTTTCCAGTGTGTTGAGGCCATCATCTTACGCACCTTGTCTTCACGCAGCACTTTGGTATTTTCTTTAGGCACATGGGTAGACCATGCCGTAGCTGCCTGATAAGCAGTCCACAGGGTGCCTTCAGTCTGTTGTGAATAGCCCTCATAGTTACCACGCCCAATCAGGTGACGGTTCTCTTCGTCAAAGGTTTTCATCA